GTCAGGTAATCGGTCTCATGACCGAGGACTTTATGAGTCAGGGCTACCTAGGTGGGGATACTTCTTTAGAAGTGCCTCTTTCCAAGGTAGTTCAAACTTTAGCTGGCCATTGTAGGCATCAACTTCGGTTGTCGTCTTCAAGAGGTTAGTTATGATCTTTGAGGCTTTCATAGCTTGGACTATAAGTACATCTCTATGACGTACATAGAATCCTTGATCTGAAAGAGGTATATCAACCTTTCCGATATCGCGTCTAAGTTGTTCGTTAGAACTTCCGAGACCGTAATCGTAAAGATTGTCGAAGGACTTAAGATAAATTTCTTCTGCCCTTCCATATACCTGGAGGAACGGAACTGTTTCGATTAAATCGAAACAATCTGCTCCACCGTCTCTTAGAGAGGTTATATTCATAACCATCTCGGTAGCCAAGTCTCCAAGGCTTCCGGGAGTATTAGGATTAACTAGCCTTTCTCTGGAATCTAGGTACAATTTTTGAACAACCTTAACTGCAACATAGTGGGTAAATAACCTACGATGTACAGCTTTTGGCCATTTAGGAATTGGACCGGTGAGAGATATTACGTAAGACCTAATGGCCTTGCCTAAATTATCTTCACCTTGTAGATAACGGATAAAAGCTATTATTAACTTAAGTGTTGGTTTGAAAGATCTAAACCTAGGTCTTTTCCAACCTAACACACTAAGATAATAACTCTCTAATACTGACATCAATTCTGAGTCCCATTTCTTATATCGGATCTCTGAGAGGATGATTCCTAAGCTAGTAATAGCTTCGGATCTTCTTTCAAAGAGAGCTGATAAGGGAAACGGAGAGACATTCTGACCATGAAGGCGAATTTGCTTAGCAAATTCAAATCCATGTTTAGAATCATGAGTTTTACTTACGTTAAACCCAATGTCCCATTCAGAAAGAATTTCTTTATATATATTGGCGATTTTATCGTTAGCAATAACAATATCATCACCCAATAACATATAACGACATCTTCTCCAACTCTGGTTTGCTCTTTTACAAGCTAACCAAACAAGGAAATGATGTGCTAATGTTGTAGAAGCCCATGATGAGTAAAGACCCATCGG